CAGGCGGTACGATTGATGGAACGACTATTGGTGGTACAACTGCTGGTGCAGTAACAGCAACAACATTTACAGGCGCAGGAACAGGGCTTACTGGTACTGCAACAAGTCTTTCTATTGGCGGTACGGCAGCAAAAGCAACAAATATTGCTGGTGGTGCGGCTGGTTCTGTACCTTATCAATCAGGTGCAAATACCACTATATTTTTAGCGGCAGGAACCAATGGTCAAGTATTAACTTTGGCATCTGGAATTCCATCTTGGGCAACTCCTACAACAGGAACGGTTACTTCTGTTAGCGGTACAGGTACGGTAAATGGAATTACTTTAACTGGTACAGTTACTTCTAGCGGAAGTATTACTTTAGGTGGCACATTAGGTAGCATTGCTAATAGCCAATTAACCAATAGTTCTATTACTTTTGGTTCGACTGCGGCGGCCTTGGGAACTACAGTAAGCGCATTAAATGGTGTTTCTATTGGTGCTACAACAGCCTCAACAGGCGCATTTACTTATTTATCTACAAGCAGTTCAACAAACACTACACCAGTATTAAGTTTTAATGGCTCAAATACTAATTTAGCATTAGGCGCTTCAGTTTCAGGTTCTTATTTGCAAACAATTATGCAAAATAAGAGCGCAACTGCTGGAGCTTCTACCAATTATGTATTAAGCAACGATTCAGGCACAGATTCTAGCTATTACGGTGAATTTGGTATGAATTCGTCAGTATTTAGTTCTTCTACGCCTGCTGATTTTTTCTCAATTAATAATGGTGTTTATTTTTCAGGGCATGACGGTGATATAACGGTAGGTTCAGGCAATGGCTATAAGACCTATTTTGCTTGGGGAAGCACAGGCCAATCAGCCCATGTAATTAATGCTACTGGCGCAATCGGTTTATCTACAAACTTAGGCACTACTCCAGCACTAAGTGGTACAAGTGGTTTTGGCACTTCAGGACAAGTATTAACTTCGGCTGGTTCTTCTGCCGCACCTACTTGGACTACACCTTTTGCTGGTTTGGCAATTACTGACGATACAAGCACCAATGCGGCTCGTTATTTAACGATTACAAGCGCTACAAGCGGTTCAATTACTGCGGCTAATACTAGCTCTACTAAATTGGCATTTAATCCTTCTACAGGGCTTTTAAGTTTTATTTCAGCTACTATGGCTGGCACTTCTAGTGCTTATGCTTTTAAAACACCCAATATTGCAGAGCCTACAACGGTTTCTGCAACAGCGGCAACTGGCACTATTAATTATGATGTAACAACACAATCTGTTCTTTATTACACATCCAATGCTTCTGCTAACTGGACTGTAAACTTTAGAGGTTCTAGTGGTACATCTTTAAATACTTTGATGGCTGTAAATGACACTATTGCAGTAACATTTATGGTAACTCAAGGCACTACCGCTTATTACAACAATGCTTATACGATTGACGGTACAACAGTAACTCCTAAATGGGCTGGTGGTACTGCTCCAACAAGCGGAAATGCTAGTGGTATTGATGTTTATAACTATGTTATTACCAAAACTGCTTCTGCTACTTATACTATTTTAGCTTCACAAACTCAGTTTAAATAATGCCTAGATTATCCAAAATAGGTGCCGCTTCATTAGCCGCTTTTGGGTGGACTGTATCAACTGGTACGCCTATAACTGTTAGCTATCTTTCAATAGCTGGAGGTGGTGGTGGAGGATGGTACACAGGAGGAGGTGGTGGTGCTGGCGGTTATTTAGCTTCAACAACTGTTTTAATAACCAGCAAATCTTATGTAATTACCGTAGGTGGTGGTGGTTCTGGAGGAAATTCTGGCGCTAATGGAGGTAGTGGTTCAAATTCATCTATTGGTTCATTAGTAACTTCTATTGGCGGTGGCGGAACTACTAACTTTGGTGCTGGTGTTACTGGCGGTTCAGGCGGTGGTGGCGGTACAAATAATAATGCCGCTGGTGGTTCTGGAACTTCTGGTCAAGGTAATGCTGGTGGTAATGCAAGAAATAGTTCAAATCAAGGTGGTGGTGGTGGTGGTGGCGCTGGTGGAGCAGGAGCATCATCTGCAACAGATGGTGGAAATGGAGGCTCTGGTTCTTCATCTTCAATTTCTGGTTCAAGCGTAACTTATGCTGGTGGCGGTGGTGGCGGTGCTCAAGCTCCAAATAATCCTGGTTCAGGTGGTTCTGGTGGCGCTGGAAGTGGAACGAATAATGGCTCATCTGCTGGAAACGGAACAGTTAATACTGGTTCAGGCGGTGGTGGCGGCGGAAATGACAATACTAACCAAGGAAACGGTGGTTCTGGAGGATCAGGAATAGTAATTATTTCTTATGCTGGTTCACAACAATTTACTGGTGGAACAATTACTAGTTCTGGTGGAAATACTATTCATACTTTTACTTCTTCAAGTAGTCTTCTTGCAATAGTTAGCTATTCTATTTCATATTTAATTGTTGCTGGCGGTGGTGGTGGTGGTACAGCTACAGGCAGAACTGGTGGCGGTGGTGGCGCTGGCGGAGTACTTTCAAATACAACAACTTTAAATAAAACCTTTGTATATGCAATTACAGTAGGCGGTGGCGGAACATCAACATCAAAAGGGTCAAATTCCAGCGCATTTTCTATAACTGCTACTGGTGGTGGTAATGGCGGTAATACCAGCACCGCTTCTGGTACTGGTGGTTCAGGCGGTGGTGGATATCATTCTAGTACTGGTGCCGCTGGCACTTCAGGGCAAGGAAATACTGGCGGAAACGGTTATGACAGCGGAGATATTACAAAACAATTTGGCGCTGGTGGCGGTGGTGGCGCTGGAGCAGTTGGTGGAAATGCTTCTTCTTCTACATCTGGTAGTGCTGGAGTTGGTGGCGCAGGAACTGCATCTTCTATTATTGGTAGTTCAGTAACTTATGCTGGCGGTGGCGGTGGTGGAGCCCAATATGGCGCAACCGCTACTGGATATACCGCTGGCGGTGGTGGTTCAGGTGGTGGTGGCGCTGGTGGAGTCGGAAATGTAACTGGAGGTGGTAATAATGGCTCTAATGGAGCTACCAATTTAGGTGGTGGTGGTGGCGGTGCTGGTTCAGGTGCTTCTGATACGCCAACTGGCGGTTCTGGTGGTTCTGGCATTGTTATTTTGTCTATTCCAACTGCTAGTTACTCTGGCATTACCACAGGCAGTCCAACAATAACAACATCTGGTAGTAATACCATATTACAATTTACAAGTAGTGGTTCATATACAGGATAAAAGGATTTAAAAATGACATATTTTGCAAAAGTTTCGCCTACAAGCGTTACAAATATTTTTAATGTTACCGAAGTAATTTCGGCTGACCAATCAGTTATTGATTCAGGTCTTTTTGGTGACCCTGCGTCTTGGATAGAAACCTCATATAACACTTATGGAAATGTGCATTACGCACCTTCTCCTCCTGCCGAACCAAAAACTCCTGATGGTGGAACTCCTATTCGTGCTAACTATGCTGGCATTGGATATACCTTTGATACTAGTTATACGATTGGATTGTATGTTGGCGTTTTTTATGCTCCACAACCATTCCCTGATTGGATTTTAAATACATCTACATTTCTTTGGGAAGCTCCAATTCCTTATCCTACAGATGGAAAAGTTTACTCTTGGAATCCAACTACTCATTCTTGGGTAGCAGTTCCAACTCCAGCATAAGGAATTATCATGGCTCAATTAGTTTTTTCTTCAATTTCAGGTGGTTCAGTTACATTAAATGGCCCTAATACTGCCACTACATATAATTTAGCCGTTCCTGCTGCTAATGGAACACTTTTATATCAAGACCTTTCTGGAAGCATTACATTTAACAATGTAACCATTACTGGTCTTTTAAGCCTTACTGGAACTGGCGCTTTCAAATTGCCAGTTGGAAATACTGCACAAAGACCTACTCCTGTTGCTGGCGATATTCGTTACAACACAGATGGCGGTGGTCTTTACGAAGTTTATTTTCCAGCTATTGGACAATGGTACAAAATCGTTACGGCTCCTGAAGGTCAATACACAATTACTTATTTAGTAGTTGGTGGTGGTGGTGGCGCTTATGATGTGGGAAGTTCAGGTATATGGAACTCAGGTGGTGCTGGTGGCGCACAAGTTCTTGCTGGAACTTTATCTGCCGTTCCAACTACTTCTTTTGTAATATCTATTGGCGGTGGTGGCGCAGTTGGCGCAACTGGTAGTTCTTCTAGCATTACTGGAGTAGCTACTGCTGTTGGAGGTTTTGCAAACCCACAGGCGGCTACTAATGCTTCAGGCGGTGCTTCAGGAAGCGGATTTTCAGGCGGTACTGGCGTTGGTGATGGTGGTGGTGGTATTGGTCAAGGTGGTGGCGGTGGTGCTGGTGCTGGAGCAAATGGTCAAAGTGCGGCATTTAGTGACCCTTATTTTGTTGCTGGTCAAGGTGGCGTTGGTGTTGAATCTTATATTACTGGTACAAGTCAGTTCTTTGGCGGTGGCGGTGGCGGTGGTTCTTATAACGCTCCTCAACCTGGCGGTAATGGCGGTGGTGGTGCTGGTAGTACGGCTAGCGGTAGCTCTGGAAACGGAACTGTCAATTCTGGCGGCGCTGGTGGTGGTCACTATGGAAATGGCGGTGGTGGCTCTGGTGGTTCAGGAGTTGTTTATTTATCCATTCCAACAGCAAGTTACACAGGAACCTACACAGGCTCACCAACTGTTACAACCGTAGGAAGCAACACAGTTCTCAAATTTACTGGTTCTGGAAGCTATACAGCATGATTACTTATCAATGGAAAGTAAAAGATATTATTTCCGAAAACAATAAAATAACTCAAATTGCTTATAGCGTAACAGCCAAAAATGAAACAAAAATTGTAGAAACTGAAGGAAATTGGACTTTAAAAGATAAAAGCCATTTTTTACAAGAACAAACTACAGAAAAAGATGTAATTGCATGGATACAAAAAGAATCAATAATTGATGAAAAATGCATTATTGAGGATAATTTAGAAAAACAATTATTGGCTAATGAGCCAGAAGTATTGAAAAAACCTTGGGTTCTTCCTACTTTTACAGTAACAATTTAACGGAATATTATGACTCAGCCTATTGACATTATTAGCAGAGCTTTAAAAGACATTGGCGCATTAGAAGCTGGTGAAATTCCAACGCCTGATGCATCGCAAGATGCTTTTGATATGCTTAATGACTTAATTGACCAATGGTCAAATGAAGGCATGATGGTATTTAACACTACTGAAATCATATTTCCATTAATTTCAGGTCAAATTCAATACACTATT